TTATCGGCCGTATTTCTCTTCACACTTGACTACTTTTTCGGTGACGCCCTCCTGCATCTGCTCTGTGTTGTGCACGTATCTATCCATCGTGAAGGAGGCTGACGCGTGACCGAGGCGCACCTGTATCTTTTTCGCGCTGATCTCCTGCTCGGCAAGGAGCGTCGCGTGGGTATGGCGGAACGAGTGAAAGCGCAGATCCGCGGGGAGCTGCAGCCGCTGTTTGAGGTCGGCGAAGAGATGCGTCACAGCGGTCAGCGTCATCGGCTGGGTTTTGTCTTTGAGAGAGCGGAAAATATAGTCGTCCTTCGTGAGCGGAATGCCCTTCTGTAGGAGGATCTCTGTGAGCTTCTTCCTCCATGCGAGGAGATTCTGCACGGCAGCAGGGGAAAGCGTGACCGTGCGGGCACTGTATGCCGTCTTTGTTGTACCCTCGTACTCATCGGCTGCACGTTTGCGTGCCTTTGAGACGCGGATCGTCGCTGCCTTTGCGTCAAAATCCGACCAGCGAAGCGCGACGATCTCCCCCCGGCGCAGACCTGTATCCCAGGCGAACTTAAAGAGATGCTCGGTCTGTGAACCTCGGATCGCGTCAAGGAGAGCGTGATAGATCTCCGGCGTGACAATCCCCGCAGCCGTCGCCTTGTGCTTCGGCTTACGGATGTACTCCATCGGATTATTCTCGATCAGCCGCTCGAACTTGGCCGCGCGAAAAATCGACTGCAGCAGCGTATAGACCGCTTGCCTCGTCCGATCGCCGTCGATCTGGGCGAGTATGTGCTTCAGCAGGGCGGGCTTCACATCGGCGATCTTCATCGTCGGCGAGATTTGCGGAAGGATATGGCGCGTGAGAAAGCCCTGATAGGTGGAGAGCGTCGAAGCCTCGAGTTTATCCACGTCGCGCTTCATAACGAGAAATTCATCCGCGAAGCGGTGGAACGTCTCGACCAGTAGGAAATCCGAGATGTTCGCGTTCATGATGCGTCGCCGCTCAGCCTCAAGTTCCTGCAGCGTGTAGGCGTAGAAATAGCGCCGTACCTTCTCGCCCGTGATTGGATTCTCGACGGTGACGCTTGACTGGTAGCGCCCGTCTTTTCTTTTTGTTGGCATTGGGTAGCCTCCTCGTGTATCAAGGGATTGCGGGAGATGGCGTCAAAGATTTAAACTATACTTTCAGATATTGATGCCGAAAATGTAAGGTATGCTTTGAAATAGTAAAAATCGCGGATCTTTGTATCTCGGCGTGGGGAGATATAAAAACTAAGCTATTTCTTCCTCCACCATAGAAAGAGACTGGTGGTACTGCTCGGCCTGCATCGTTCTGTTGAACTCTGCGGACGGATCATATTTATCGACTAAGGATTCCAGCTCGTCGATAGATACCTTGAAAAACTCTTTTCGTACGTTTACCTTGTTTACGCGGTTTTGCTCTAGCGCTGCATGCAGATCGTATTCCAGCTTGACAGCATCCTCGGAGAAGATGAAGCTATGTACATCAAACTTGAAGGGGACACTGGCGTCTCCAAGTTCGTCTACACGCTCTTGCGGGTTCAGCCGCCGTGTCATGCCGACCTTGAACACATCATCTCCGAACGATCCGAGATTACTGATAACGTAAACGTAGCCGGCCTTGCCGTTTTGTAGACGCGTTATTTCTTCCTGTTTTTCTTCAAGGCTATGCAGCTGACCTTCCAGTTCTTTGATTCGCTCTTGTAGCAACCTCGTTTTTTCATCATCCTCAACGTCTATCATCTGTTGCCGGATATTTTCGATTTCAGCAGTGTATTTGAGCTCTTCTTTTTTCATCTGTTCCTGTTGCTCTTTTAGACGCCGCCGTTCTTCGGCTTCTTCTCGCATCTGCGCGCGTAGCTCCTGTTGCTCCTGCCTTGCGGCTTCGCGCTTCACATAATACTCGTATTCTATTTTTACGGCATCTATAAAGAGGCATTCCAGTTCGCCTATAAATTTCGCCAGTGTAGCAGCTATCGTTTGGTTTCCGCTTTGCGCGATATTGATGTACCTATTTGTCATCGTTTTTACGGCTTCAATTCCGTCGCTCAACTTGGAATACGTAAGCGTATATAGGATATTTTGTAATTCTGCTCGGAGTGCAATAACCATGAGTTGATAGATCGCTTGATTTGTTTTTGTGCTATAACGCCCTTCGTAGCGCTCCAATGTACTGTCAATGAGTTTCTCATTTGCCCGGAAAGCTCGGCGGAGATCTTTGTAATCCATGCTATGGAGCTTTAGTGTTACGACAGGAACCAACTCATCGATATCCCTCATGAGTTCTACGGGTAAAGTGAGATATCGGTCATACGGTTCTGTCGATCCCTTGAAATAGGTTTTCAGGGCGTAATTGACACTTTTTTGTACCGTTACTAAACGATCTATTTTTTCCTCACGGGAGACAAGTTTCTTTTCAAGAGATTCGAGTTCTTCTTTTGTGCGGGAAATTTCTGCGATATAAAAATCCTTCTTTTCGATCTCTGCATTTATTCGGTCTAGCTCAGTTTGTTTATCTTTGATACGAGAAATAGCCTCAGACAAAGCATCTTCCCTTGCCTGATCAATAATAGCCTGCTTATCAGCCGCCTTCTCATTTATGACGGCGAGTTTTACCTCAGCCTCCTTAATGAGCTCATCAACGGTGTTATTGGCTTCTTTTAGTATTGTTTCACGTTCTTTTTGTATACCAGCCTGGGCTCGCACGCTATATCGTTTCGCATGCCTAACCTTTAAAAAGACCAGTATTAAAAGCGTGATTCCAGCCATTGGGGTTATTGGAGTTGCAAAAATAGCTATCCCGCAAACAATAAGAATCCAATCACTGATGTACCATGGTTCTGTGTACTTATAGTGTTCGTCCATCAATGGTCACTTCCCCTAAATTCATTCTCTCTCTATTCCTTACACGATACTCCATCCAAAAAGGTTAAAAGTTATTCGCTTTCGCACCTTGTCCTTACCACAAATTCATCTGTCGATGGACATTTCGCCTTTGCATCCCTTGCAACTTTAACTCAGCATATTCCACGGGCAAGCCATACGACTGCGCGAGCTGATAAATAGAACATTCGGTGGATTCGAGAAGAAGTTCATCCGGCAGTAGTAGCTCAGCAGCGAATGTATTTGCCTGCCGCTCAAATCTGGTATGTGGATGGAAGGTCTTTGTGTCCATGAAAACAGTGTTCAAATCCCCGTGCATCTGCATATGCCCCAGCTCGTGAGCAAGTACGAAGCGTTGTGTAATCTCATCCAAGTCCTCTGAGAGATAGATGATATGATTGCGCTTATGATACTGATAGAACCCGTTGAGATCGACGAGGTGGCAATAGATCAGTACGATATCAAGTGCCCGGGCTATCGTAAAAGGATCGTTGGAGTTACACCGCCTCATGAGTTTGATTGCACATTCCCTTGCATTCATTGCTCAATCCTCGTGACGGTATTTCTTCGGCGTATACTTCGCCTTGTTACGCTTCTTCGCCATCTCCATCCCGATCTGCATCGCGTCAAGGATGGACTGGATGCTCTCGGGGCTTGCGGGCTGTCCGTCAAACATCAGCCCCTCCTCCTGCATGAGCTTTTCCTTCATATCGTCCATCATGCGGGTGATCTCGCGCTCATCTTTTGGAGTGAGATCGGGCAGATCGTCCTTGTCGTGTGCGTCCGTCGGTCGCGTTTCCCATAACGTATTCATGTCTACGTTGAAAAAATCTGCAAAAGCCTCCAATACTTCAAAACTAGGTTTTCTGCGCCCGCTTTCGTACATACTTATGGAGCTTTTTGCCAACCCTGTCCCGTTTGCCAATTCTTCTTGCGTAAGTCCTTTTGATAATCGTAGCCGTTTGAGAGTATCTGCGAAAGCCACAATACCACCTCCGATAGAATAAAGATAACACAAAAAGTGGACTTTCGCAATAAAAAGTTTACTCTAAGTGTTGACATTATCGCCAAACAATGATACACTCACAGTGAACTTTAGGAAAGGGGGGGTTCAAATGAATAGAGCTTTGATTGCTCAGAGGCTAATCCATCTGCGTGGAAAGAGAACCCAAGCAGAAGTTGCGAAAGCTGTTCATATCAGTAAATCTGCGCTTTCGTCGTATGAATCTGGTGCGCGAATGCCGCGTGATGAAGTAAAGATTGCACTTTCCAAGTTGTATGGGAAATCTGTTCACGAGATTTTTTTTGCCCAATAAGTTCACTAAAAGTGATTACTATAACTGCGAGAGGAGGTGAGGGGATGGAGAAAGACCTAATCCCGATCTGGGAAAAGGCGGTGCTTACGATTGAGGAGACATCTGCATACATGGGCATCGGTACGGAGCAGATACGCGCCCTTGCACACGCCGCGCGGCACGGTATGGGGGACTTCCCCGCATTCTGGGTGGGCAAGACGATCAAGGTATCACGTCGAGCGCTGCTGCAGTGGCTTGACGATGTGGCGGTATCGCACCGCGATCTGAGCAAAGCCGCAGCGATGGTAGAGAATGCGAAGCAGATGAGCGAGGCACGCGGGCGCGGTCGCCCGCGTAAGAGAAGGGAGGCAGTCGCATGAGCGGCAAGAAAGTGATTGCAGGATGTGTGATCGCGGGACTAGCGATCCTCTGCGCTGGGGCGTGTAACCCTTGGGACGACGACAAGAACGCCGTACTCGTCGAGGAAGTCTACACCGTAAAAAGCGGTGACACGCTCTGGGACATTGCGGAGGAGTACACCCGCAAAAACACCGGCACGCGCCGGTACATCCTCGAGTACAAGTCCGGCATCGAGGAGCTGAACCCGTGGCTGCTCGACCGGAAGGGCGAGATTTACCCCGGGGACAAGTTGACCCTGACGTACTGGGTGAAGGGAGAGGAGGGAGAAGAATGACACAGTGGACGTCCTGCTCCGAGATTGTCGGCGGCATCCTGTCGATGTGGCGCGCGTGCCGAATAGTAGACGGGGCAATCGAAATAGATGTCCCCATCTACGGGACGCAGGGAGAAGCGCTGCACCGCGCACGCGAACTCAACGCAAAAGAAAAAGCGCCCGAAGCGGCTGGCACCGCTCTGAGCGCAGAAGAATAAGTTTTACACCGTGATTGTATCACGGAACAGGAGGAAACGCAAATGTCACTTTACACAGTGATAGTTAATTTCACCGGTTCGATTATGGTGTCTGCCGCAAGCAAAGAAGAGGCGGTGCAGATGGTCGAGAACATGCGGCGAGATGATGTTGTCGACGACGCCGAGGAGCTCGGATTCTCGGCATTCGCAGTGCTGGAGAGGAAAATCAATGAAGATATTGAGCCTGACGCTTGAGAACTTCCGCGGCATTAAGAATCTCACCGTCAACTTTGACGGAAAGGACGCGGACATCTACGGTGCCAACGGGACGGGCAAGACCACCATCGCAAATGCGATTTGCTGGCTCTTGATCGACCGACCCGCGACGGAGGAAGCGGACTTCACGCCGAAGACGGCGGGGACGCACGGCATCAACCACAAGGCAAGCATGGAGGTCGAGCTTACAGACGGACAGCGGGTCACGCTCGCCAAGGATTTTTACGAGAAGTGGACGCGTAAGCGCGGCGCGTCGATCGAAGAGTACACGGGCAACGTCACAGATTACTATGTTGACGGCGTAAAGTCCAAGAAAAAGGAGTACACAGAGATGCTCGAGAACGCCTGCGGCACCGACCTCGAACGGGTCAAGATGCTGATGGTGCTCGGCTACTTCGCGGACACCATGAAGACGGATGAGAAGCGCCGCATCCTCTTTGAGATGGCGGGGGAATTTACCGACGAGGATATTCTCGCCGCGAACGAGGAGCTGCGCGACCTCGAACAGTTCCTCTTCATGCCGGGGACGAGCGACAAGAACTACACCATCGAACAGTGGCGTAAGATCGCCGCTGAACAGCGGAGCAAACTCAACAAAGATCTCGAGCTCCTGCCCGCCCGCATCGATGAGGCGAGCAAGAACATCGCCGAGAACATCGAGGACGCGGAAGCGCTGAATGCAACACTCCGCTCATTGGAGGAAAAGAAAACCTCCATTGAGGAAAAGAAGCGCAGCCTCTCCACTCCGGACGGAAAGCAGGAGGCGGCACGCGCCGCCCTTGCGGGCCTTGAAGTTGACCTTGCGACAAAGCGCGCCGAATACATCGAGCAGGGCACGGCGGCAAATCGAGAGACCAACGCGATGATTGACTGCATGACCGCAGACAAACGCAGCGTGCAAGACAAGCTCGACGCTCTCAAGCGCAAACATCAAGACAACCTCCGAGAGCTTTCCCGCATGCAGGAGCAGCGTAAGGCGCTCATGGAGGAGTACGCAGCTGTACAGGCGCGACAGTGGGATGCGGACGCGGAAATGTGCCCGACCTGCCATCAGCCGCTTCCGGCCGAAAAGATTGAGGAGCTGCGCGCATCATTCAACGAAGAGAAATCTTCGGCGAAAGAGGACATCAACCGCCGGGGGCAGATGTGCAGCAAGGGCAAGATTGACGCTCTCACCGTTGAAATCGACACACAGGCGGCAGACATAACGGCGATGGAGCACCAACTCAAGGAGAAGGAGGCGCTCATCGGTGAGTGGCGGGCAAAGATCACCACTCCGCCCCCCTTCGAGGAGACGGAGGAGTACAAGGAGCTCTCCACCCGCATGGAGGAACTGCGTGACCGTCAGCGCCTCGGACAGAGCGCGGCAGAGGGCACGGCAAACGCCTACGATCGCGACATCCAGACAGTGAGAGACGAGATCGCATCGGTCAACATGCGGATTGCAAAGGCGCAGGCCTCCGAAGACAGCCGGAAGCGCGTCGGAGAGCTCAAACAAGAGCTCAAACATGCAGCAGAGCAGATGGAATACCTCGAGCATGGGATTCACCTCTGCGAAGAGTTCGTCCGGACCAAGGCGCGGATGGTCACGGACAGCATCAATGAGCATTTCCGCTACGTGCGGTTTGTCCTCTTCCGCGACCAGATCAACGGCGGACTGCGTGAGATTTGCGAACCGACGGTTGAGAGCAAGGACGGCACATGGGTCGAGTACCGCAGCGCGAACTACGCCGCGCAGGTCAATGCCAAGCTCGACATTGTGACGACGCTCGGGCGACACTACGGTGTGCATCTGCCCATCCTCATGGATCAGGGCGAGAGCGTCAGCACTCCGCTCAACGTCGACGAACAGCTGATCCGGCTGATCGTTTCACCGGCAGATCAGGAAATCAGAGTAGAGGTTAAGGATTAAGGAGGAGACCTATCATGGCACAGAATCAGGCAGTAGCAATGCGCAATCAGACACCTGCCCGCACGATTGAGGATTGGGTGGAGAGCGAGAACATCAAGCAGAAGTTTCAGGAGGTACTGGATAAGGGCGCAGGGGCCTTCGTCACGAGCATCCTCAGCCTCGTTAAGTCCACGCCGCAGCTTGCAGCGGCAGACCCGAAAACAGTTATCAGCGCGGCAATGACCGCTGCGACCCTCAAGCTGCCGATCAACCCAAATCTTGGATTCGCGTATATCATCCCCTACGGAAAAGAAGCACAGTTCCAGATGGGATACAAGGGCTACATTCAGCTCGCCATGCGCACGGGGCAGTACAAGACCATCAACGCAGCGGTCGTCTACGAGGGGCAGATCGAGGATATCGACTTCGTGACAGGGGAGATCATCCGCGGCAAGAAAAAGAGTGACAAGGTAGTCGGCTACGTCGCCTACTTCGAGCTGATCAACGGATTTTCTAAAACCGTCTACATGAGCTCCGAGGACATGCTGCGGCACGCACAGACATTCTCCAAGAGTTTCTCGCGATCCTCCAGCGTCTGGAAGACCAACTTCGACGCGATGGGCCTCAAGACGGTGATCAAGCAGCTTATCAGCAAGTACGGAATCATGAGCATCGACATGCAGAGCGAGCTCGCAACTGCAATCAGCTCGGATATTGAATACGACCGGGCGGAAGCGCAGAACGTAACGCCGCTCGAGCAAGCTGCAGCAGAGCAGACGATCGATGCTGAGGCAGCCGTGATTGATGCGCCGCTTGAGGCGGATCCGGAATTGCCTGCAGCAGAAGAGCCGGCCGCTGACGTTTACGACGGCATGGACTTCTAATGGACATCAAGATCATCGCGTCCGGGAGCAGCGGTAATGCCTACCTTATCGGGGATGGCAAGACACGCCTGCTCCTGGATGCAGGCATCCCATTCAAACGCATCCAAGTCGGCTGCGGATTCCAAACGAGCAGCATTGACGCCTGCCTTGTAACACACCGGCACGGCGATCACGCAATGGCAATCCCAAAGCTCCTGCAGCGGGGCATCACAGTTTACAGCAATGCAGATGTGGCAGGGCTTTATCCGGGCGTGCAGAGCGTAGATGCATTGAGGGAGTTCCGCATCGGTAGATTCCGCGTCCTGCCTTTCGAGGCAGAGCATGACGTACCGTGCTATGGATATCAGGTCGCGTCGGAGGAGACGGGCGAAAAGCTCGTCTACATCACCGATAGCGCCTACGTCAAATACACATTTTCTGGATTGACCCACATCATGATCGAGGCGAATTACGCGCAGGAGATCATCATTGACAATGCCAAGCATGAGCGGATCCCGCTTTATTTGGCAGAGCGCGTCATCCAAACGCACATGAGCATCGAGACCCTTCTCGATCTTCTGCAAGCAAATGACATGAGCAAGGTGCGGCAGATTTATCTCCTGCATCTCTCGGACGGCAACAGCGATGCAGCCGCGTTCAGACGACAAGTGCAGCAGGAGACAGGCGCAGAGGTATATATCGCATAAGGAGGACTATTACATGACCATCAACATCAAGAAGATCAAGGTCGGCAAGGGCAAGATTGCCTTTGACTACGAAAAGAAAGAGGAGGAGAACAGCCTTATCAGCACGCATACCTCGAAGTTCGAGGAAGAGCCGGAGCCGGAATTTTGGCGGGTATTCGATCTCCTCCGCGTCGATGTATGCGGGATCCTCGAGGTCGATCCCGGACAGTTCGCCGAGCGCATCATTCCAACCGGTGTCAGCTACTCTACGGATTCGGGCGGATACGACGGCGCGATCATTACATGCGAATACAGAATGCCTCGATCCAAAGCAACGACCACAATCAATACGCCGCTCTTCAAATTCCCACAGACTGACAGTGAAAAAGGACTTTCAGGGTATTTTGATGACGCGACCGTAAAACACCTGCGTGATCTGCAGGAGGAGGCGATTCTCTATCTTGAAGGACATCGCGGGCAGGGCAGCCTGTTCGAGGACGAGGTGAGGGATCCGCGCAATGTAACACCGGAGCATTCGAATGTGCGAATGCTCGGCAACGACAACATTCAACGATTAGTGGGGTAACGAGATGGCAGAACGACGGATGTTCTCAAAGCGGATCATCGGATCAGCACGTTTTCTCCGAATGCCGGGGTCAACACAGGCGCTCTATTTCCATCTTGGAATGGCAGCGGATGACGATGGAATCGTCGAGGCGTATCCGATCATGCAGATGGTCAACGCCTCGGAGGATGATCTGAAAATTCTCGCGGCGAAGGGCTTTGTCAAAGTCCTCAATGAGGATCTGGTGACCTATATCCTCGATTGGCAAGAGAACAACAAGATACGGGCAGATCGAAAAACCAACAGTATCTATAAAGAACTCCTTCTGCAGGTCATGCCCGAAACCCCGCTGATAGAGCCGCGCCAGCGCGCTGATCGTGTGCGTCCTAACGACGAAACGGACAACCACGGGACAGCGATGGGACAACCAGAGGGCAACCAAGTGTCAGACATGGGACAACCACGGGACGACAACGGGATGTCCCAGGGACAACCAACGGACAACCATGGGACAGCGATGGGACAGCATAGGTTAGGTAAGGATAGGATAGGTAAGGATAGGGTAGTATATGCTGCTGCAGCTGCCGCGCGCGCGTGTGTGCGCGAGGAGACTCCGGAAGAAAAAGACCACGGGGCTGTATTCAGAGCGTTCTCCGACAACATCCACCCCATCACGGGAGAAATTGAGCGAGACAGGATCATTGACCTCACGGATGAGTACGGCCCTCTCTGGGTGATATCAGCAATCGAGGAGGCAGCACTCTCCAACGGGCGTAGTCTGCGCTACATCACAGCGATTCTCGAGCGATGGAAGCGGGACGGATTCAAGGCAGAGCGAAAGAAAGGCGGGACACAATATGGCATTAACAGCGGTCAAGAGCACATGGCAGGAGATGGCACGGAGAAATCCGCGTATGCTGCATACCTTGACGGAGATACGGTCAAGAGAGGCTCAGATGATCTGGGCAGCACGCCCCCGGAGGAAAGAGATTCTGCGGACGATTGGAGCACCGAGGGAGGCGATCCGCAGCGGACGAGCACTCCTCTTGGCGGCAGAGGCGGAGCAGATCAAACAAGCGCATGATGCAGCTTGTGCAGCTTGTCCGTATCGCGTGGATGATTGCCATGAGTGCAGATACAACGGGCAGGAGTTCCAGAATCTCAGATACCACAATGCATTTCTCTCCTGCGTCCCGGTTTGCCCTAAACACAAAGCGCAGCAGGAGCAGAAGCGGATCGCGAAACTCATGGGTAGCAGCGGCATTGGTGAGCGGTTCCGGTCGCGCAGCTTCGCGACGTTTCGCCAGGCGCCCGAAACAAGACATGCACTCATAGCGTGCAAGCGGTTTTGTGAGAGCGTCAAGGTCGATCCAAAGACGCCGGGCATTCTCCTGAAAGGGGGATGCGGAACCGGAAAGACACACCTCGCGGTGTCGATTCTGCGCGAAATCGCAGAGGCGGGGATCCCAGGAATGTTCGTGGTGGTCCCTGACCTGCTCGCCAAAATGCGGGCAAGTTTCAGCCTCCGGGATGGCAAGGCAGATGAGCTTTTGAAAGCAGCAAAAGATGCAGCGGTACTTGTCCTTGACGATCTCGGCGCTGAGGATCCAAAACCGTGGGTGCCGGAGCTGATCTACGTGCTGATCAATCACCGATACGAGCACATGCTCCCGACGGTCATCACGACTAACTGCAACGGAAAGGAGTTGGAGGCGGTGTTCGGGCGGCGCATCGTAAGCCGTCTTTCGGAAATGACAGTACCGGTCAACATTCAGGCCGCCGACTGGCGCATGAAAGGAGCGTGCTGAGATGGCAGAGATTGATATGACAAAGCCGCAGCCGTGCAACATGTTTGACGTTGCGGATGGTGAGGCGTGGGCAAAGGAACTGGGCAAGCACATGTATGATGTCGTTAGAGATGTGATATACATGGATCAGTTTTTTGATTGTATAGAGCGTGCAGATGAAGAGGCTCTCGCCGAAAAACTCACGAATGTTATAACCGTTTGCACCTCATGGCTTTATGCGCTCGGCTATGATGAGGAAGCACGCGGCGAGGTGCAAAAGCGTGTGAACGAGAAGAACAAGGCACGTGGGTATTTCTGATGGACATGAATGCTTTTATCAAAGAGCGGGATATGGCGCTAATATCCCTTGTGGTATACGGACGAGCGAAAAAGCTGAAAAAATATGCGCGGAAATATGGTATTGCTTTTCCCAAGGACAAAAACGTACTCATGGCAGGTGCCTGTAAAGCGTTGCTTGGCAGTACATCGCCATACATCAAACAACCCCATAAGGACAAGGCTATATGGTGGTTGTCGCGACATGGGATGAGGCCATGGATTGAGTAAGGAGGCGGCGACATGGACGAATACACGCCGTGCAAGAAGAAAGACCCGACCGCGCGGGAGGCAATCGGGAACATCATGCGCCTTGTGCGAGCGCAGAACAGAAACAAGTACAACGCACGCAAAACAACGGTCTGCGGGTACACGTTTGACAGCAGGAGAGAGGCAGAAATCTATCTTGACCTGCTCTCACGCAAGCAGGCGGGGGAGGTTCTCAGAATTGGACTGCAACCGCAGTACACGCTGCTTGAGGGATTCCGTGACAACACGGGCAAGAAGCAGCGACCGATCACCTACACGGCGGATTTCTTCGTCGCCTACGCCGATGGGCGTAATGAGGTGATCAAGGTCAAGGGCGTACGTACGCGGGACTATCAACTGCGCAAGAAGCTGTTTCTCTACGCGATGAAAGATACAGAGATTATATTTCGGGAGGTAAAGTAATGACGCTCGGAAGCCTTTTTGACGGGATCGGCGGGTGGCTTTTGGCAGCACGTCATGCGGGCGTTATGCCTGTCTGGGCAAGCGAGATTGAGTCGTTTCCCTGCGCTGTGACTGCGCGACACTTCCCCGATGTCAAGCAGCTCGGGGACATCACGCAGATTGACGCAGACAAGATAGAGCCTGTGGATATTGTATGTGCGGGTAGTCCGTGCCAAGATTTATCAATCGCCGGAAAAAGAAAGGGGTTAGATGGTGAACGCAGTGGTTTATTCCGAACAGCAGCTCACCTTGTTCGACGAATGCGGGAACGTACCGCAGGGAAGTACCCGAGGTTCTTTGTGTGGGAGAACGTCCCCGGTGCTTTTTCATCCAACCGAGGGATGGATTTTCAAGCCGTGCTCGAAGAAATCGGAGAAAGTGAAATTCCAATGCCTCAAGGTAATCGATGGGCTCCCGCTGGATTGGTGCAATTCCCCGGAGCTGAAATCGCATGGAGGGTATTGGACGCACAATATTGGGGAGTCCCCCAACGAAGAAAAAGAATTTTTCTTGTCGCGGATTTTGCAACCGACGACCGACGTGCCGGAGAAATACTATTTGAGCGCGAAGGCGTGTCTGGGGATTCTACGGCGAGCAAAGGAGCGGGGGAAGGAGCTGCCCGAGGAACTGAGGATTGCGCTCGAATTGCAATCTACGACATGACGCACGCAGATGAGGTTATGCGCCCCATAAAAGAGGGCATTGTCCCACCCCTCAACGCACGCATGGGCACAGGAGGAAATCAAGTACCCGTGGTACACGCCTACTGCATTGCAGGGAATACCATTGACCGCAAGATAGAGAATGGCGGCAACGGGAAGGGCGTACTTGCAGAGACAGCATACACGCTCAATACGATTGACCGTCATGCTGTTGCCACCATCTACGGGGCGAAGTCCTATAGCGAATACGAGGCGGGAAAAGTCGCAACTCTGCGGGCATCGGGGGGCGCATATGGCGGGGGTAGCGAAAACCTCGCGCTATCCCATTCCATCGTACGCCGTCTCACGCCGACCGAGTGTGAGCGACTACAGGGACTGCCGGATGGTTACACCGAGGGCGGGAGCGACACAGCCCGCTATAAGGCACTCGGAAACGGCATGGCGCAGCCGTGCGCCGACTGGATTATGCGGAGGATTAAGGAGGAAAGCCAATGATCACACACTATCTATCACACCCCTATAGCGGTGACGAAACGAAGAATCGAGCAGCGGCAGAGGCAATCCAGCGCGAGCTGCAGGAGAAATATCCGGATGTGCTCTACATCAGTCCGATCGCCAACTTCAAGGCGCTGGATGGCATGGACTATGATACGATCATGCGGTACTGCATAGAGCTTTTGGAGCACTGCCATGGGGTAACGGTAACCGGGCAATACCGGGAAAGTAAAGGCTGCATGATGGAGATCGCACATGCGAACAAATACGGCATCCCGGTATTTTTATACGACGGGGAGCAGTATACGCTGCTGAGCAGTGCGGAGATCGCGCCTTGAGTACCTATACCGCCGTCATCCTCGGCGAGCCGGTCGCGCAGGGGCGACCGAGATTTTCGCGACAGGGCGGATTCGTCAAGACGTACGACCCCGCCAAGAGCCGCGATTACAAGACGTATGTGCGGATGATTGCGGCGCAGCACGCCCCGGAATCGCCCGTAGAGGGTGCAATCGAGTTCTCCCTACGTATCTATCGTGCCATCCCAAAAGGGATGCCAAAATACAAGTGCAAGGCGGCAAAGGCGGGGCAGATTCGACCGGTGACAAAGCCGGACGTGTCCAACGTGCTGAAAGGGGTCGAGGATGCACTCAAGGGCGTGTGGTACAAGGACGACAGTCAGATCGTCGGATATGGGGTGCTCGGGAAATGGTACGATGAGCGTCCGAGGATCGAGATCATGATGCGGGAGCTGGAGTAACCCAAGGAAGAGAGAAAACAAGGAGCGCGGAGCGATTCGCGCTCTCTGTCTCGTTTGATTACTTGCGTTTTTTAGGAAAAACTGTCAATTTACTTTCAACACCATATACGCAAGTGAATATTTTGTAAAATGAGCGGAGGGCAGCAGGTGCGGAATTACAACGACTACGAAAAGACGGTATACGGGTATCTCCGTAATTATCATCAATTCAAGGGGCAGCTCGCCAGTCTCCGCATCGAGATCGAAGGCGTGGAAGAGCAAATCCGCAGCATCGGGGATGCGAAAATATCGAAGTATGGCGATGCGCCCGTTGGCGGGTATGATGAGCTATCTGAGGTCGAACGTGCCGTAGTCCGACGCATGAAGCTCGAAGAACGTCTGCCGATCCTGCGCGAGAACTACATCCGCATCCAGACGCTCCTGCGGCGGATTGACAATGCGCTCCAGCTGATGAGCGACACTCACCGCACGATCCTGTGTAGGAAGTTCATGGACGGGGAGCGATGGTATCAGGTGGCACAAGCGACAGGCTACAGCGAGCGCAGCTGTCAGTACCTCGCACGGGAGGCGGTCACGATGCTCACAAAGACACTGTTCCCAGAAGCCGTGGAGGGGCAGCGCAGCCTTGACTTCGTGTTTCTGGAAAACTGTGGATAACTTGAAACCTGAAATCTTTGCGCGTTTTTTGCGTATTCTTTGCGAGATTTTTGCGCACTTTCTGCGCGTTTTTCGCCGGCAAACGTGGTATGATGGTAATATCGAAAATTGCATAGATCCATAGAGCGCAAGCAGTCCTCGCCGTATCGGTGGAGGGCTTTTCATTTGCCCGAAAGAGAAAGGAGGAGGCAGATTGATCGACTACAAGTCACCAGCAGAGCCACGCGGTACGACGAATGATGGAGTGCCCGTGTTCTGTGCGTATGATGAGATCGTCGCACTCGGAGATATTCGGCCGAACCCCGGGAACCCGAACGACCACAATAAGAAGCAGATAAGGCTTCTCGGTGACATCATTCAAGCGACGGGATGGAGAGCGCCGATCACCGTCAGCAAGCGCAGCGGTCTCATTACAAAGGGACACGGACGCAGAATGGCAGCAGAGGCAAAGGGGTGGAAGTTCGCTCCCGTGGAGTATCAAGACTACGCGAGCGAGGAGGAGGAGCACGCCGACCTTATCGCAGACAACCGCATCGCAGAGCTCGCCGACCTCGACATGGGCAAGCTGATGGACATGGTGCAGGAGATGGATACAGGCATCGTACCCGTGGAGCTGACCGGATTCACTGAGGAAGACCTGCAGAAGATCATCGCCTCGATGGAGGGCACGGATGATTCCGTTGACGATAAGGCAGACGCAGAGCCGGGGGTAGATGATGACTACAAGCCATTTTCCCAGCTCGGCGACCTTTGGCACCTCGGGAATCATCGCCTCGTCTGCGGTAGCGCAACAGATACGGCGACGATTGAGCGACTGATGGACGGGCGCAAGGCGCAGCTTGTACACACAGACCCACCGTATGGCGTCAGCTACAAGACGCAGAGCGGCAAGTTCGATATGATCGCGAACGACGACAAGACGCATGACGATCTGATGGCAGAGCTTCTCGTTCCTGCGTTTCGCAACTACATGCGCAGCACGACCGATGATGCTGCTTTCTACATCTGGCATGCGTCGAGTACGCGCCGTGACTTCGAGGATGCTATGATCGCCGCCGGGATGCTGGAAAAGCAGTACATCATCTGGGTCAAAAACGCTCCTGTCCTCGGACACGCAGACTACCAGTGGGCGCATGAGCCGTGCTTCTACGCCGAGAAAGCCGGACAACAGGCAAAATGGTGCGGCGACCGCTCGCAGCGAACGACATGGAACGCCGTTCTGCGCGATGCAGACGGTATGGCGACGACGATCACGGGCGGCGTGGTATTGACGGACGGCACCGGCAACAAGCTCTATCTCACGGACAAGATGCCGAAGGGCAAGAAGGTGCGATACGTCCGGCTGAGTGAGGGGCGCAGCATCTGCCTGTACCAGGAGAGCCGCGAGAACACTGTCCGGGAGGTCGCTCGCGAGAGCAAAACCGTACACCCGACGCAGAAGCCCGTGGAGCTTCCGATTCGTGCAATCACCAATAGTACTGAGGCAGGCGACCTCGTGATTGACTTCTTCGGCGGCAGCGGATCAACGCTGATCGCAGCGGAGATGACAGGGCGCATTTGCTACAGTACGGAGCTTGATCCTCGGTACGTTGACGCCATCATTCGTCGGTACATCGAGACCAGCGGTAAGCAGACCGTTACTGTAGAGCGGGACGGTGTGACGATGACGATCGATGAGGTCATGGGGGCCGTCGCAGGAGGTGACGTTGATGCATGAGCAAGAAGATATCGAACGAGCAGGAGCCATGGGAACGCCAGGAGGGTGAATCTTCGGTCGCCTACGAGGCCTTTCTTCTCTACCGAAATATGAGCCACGAGACAGATGGCGCGAAGAAAAAGCGTCGTCTCGCGAGCGTTGCGGAAAAGTTGGGAAAATCGCTGAAATTAATCGAGCGATGGAGCCGCACATGGGACTGGGTAGAGCGAGCACGGGCGTACGATAACGAGCTGCAGCGCATCAGCATGGAGGAGACGCGCGAAGCCGTCCGCAAGATGCTCAAAGACCACATGAAGATGGCGCAGGCACTTCAAAAGAAAGCGATGACAGCGCTTCTGCGACTGGATGATCAGAGCCTGTCTGCTCGGAATATTCTCGACTACCTCGCGCAAGGCATAGAGCTTGAGCGACAGGCGCGCCTTGAGGCGGCGGATAAGGTAGATGTGCAGGTGTCCGTCACGGAAAATCCGTTTACAGGTCTTTCTACAGACGAACTGAGGAAGTTGATTCGCGATGGATAGCATACGGTATCAAGCGATGTTGGAGCTTGCGCGACGCGAGTTCTTTTTTTATTGCCGCCTCAAGGCGCCTGACTTCTACAAGCCTGAGCGCCGATACCTTGAGGACATGTGCGACGCGCTTCAAGCGTTCTATGAGGGCGCCGATGAGGTGCTTGTCATCAACGAGCCGCCGCGCCACGGCAAGAGCCGAACGGCGTGCATGTTCGTCGAGTGGGTGCTCGGCAAAAATCCAAAGGAGAAGATCATGACCGGCTCATACAACGAAACGCTCTCGACCGTATTCTCGAAAAATGTCCGCAACAGCATCTCCGAGGTTAAGGCGGATACTGAGCGTGTCGTTTACGCTGATGTCTTTCCGGGCGTTGCAATCAAAAAGGGCGACGGCGCGATGAATCTATGGAGTCTTGAGGGCGGTCACAGCAACTACCTTGCCACGTCGCCCACAGGCACGGCAACGGGCTTCGGCTGCTCTTTGCTTCTCATCGACGATATTATCAAAAATGCCGAGGAAGCATACAACGAGAATGTCAAGGAAAATCACTGGGCATGGTTCGCGAATACGATGCTCTCACGCCTTGAGGAGGGCGGCAAAATCATCGTCATTATGACGCGCTGGGCGACGGACGACCTCGCGGGGAGGGTACTCGAGGAGTTCAAAGGCCGTCGCATTCGTCATATCTCAATGAAGGCGCTGCAGGATGACGGGACAATGCTCTGCGATGAAGTCCTCTCACGCAAGTCGTACGATGATAAAGTCCGTGCCATGGGCGCTGACATCGCAAGCGCCAACTATCAGCAAGAGCCGATTGACATTAAGGGGCGTCTCTACAGCGGATTCAAGACCTATGCAGACGTACCGCGCGACGATGCGGGGCATCCGCTCTTTGTGAGCATCAAGAACTACACGGATACCGCAGACACGGGCGAAGATTACCTGTGCAGCATCAACTACGGCGTCTACAATCACGAGGCATACATCTTGAACGTTCTCTATACGAAAGAGCCAATGGAGGTCACGGAGCCCGCTACGGCGCGTATGCTTGCGGGTGACCGCGTGAACGTCGCCGACATCGAATCCAACTCGGGCGGGCGCGGATTTGCTCGGTCGGTGGAGCGGCATTTGCGCGAGACGCACGTAGGCAATCAAACGGTCATCCGACCGTTCCATCAGTCGCGGAACAAGGCGGCTCGTATCCTGTCCAATGCGACATGGTGCATGGAGCACATCTATTTCCCTGCGAACTGGCGCGACCGGTGGCCGGAGTTTTACGACGCGCTTATGAAGTATCAGCGCGAGGGCAAGAACAAGCACGACGATGCGCCGGATGCGCTGACAGGCATCGCGGAGAAGATCGGTCGCGGCGATACGTACAGTTTCCAGTGAAGGAGGTGATTTTATGTTTAGCTTACCAAGCATACGAGACTTTTTCCGCGGGTTGATCCGTTGGACACGCAGCAGTGGCATCACGGAGACCGAATTTCTCGAACTTGAGATTCGCGCATGGCTCGCGTCGAAGAAGCGTGAGAACATGCTGACGGGCAGGCGGTACTATGACGGCATGCAGGACATCTGCGATAAACAGCGCACGGCCATCGGCGAGGGCGGCAGAGAGCGCACCGTGACGAATCTGCCGAACAGCCGGCTGTGTGATAACCGCTTTGCGGAGCTTGTTGACCAGAAGGTCAATTATCTGCTTTCAAAGCCGATTGAGGTCAAGACGGAGGACGAGGCGCTCAAAGAGGCGCTTAGCTCGGTGTTTGATACGACATTTCACCGCCGTTTACGCAACACCGGCTCGGATAGCATGACGGCGGGCATCGGATATTTGCATCCGTATGTGTCGGAGGGCACATTGAAGTTCAAGCGGTTCAACCCAGAGGAGATTCTTCCGTTTTGGCGGGACGAAGACCATGAGGAGCTTGATTCGTTCCTGCGCATCTATCCGACGTACGTCTACGAGGGCGCACAGCCCAAAATAATATGGCGCGCGGAGCACTACACGACGGACGGCGTACGGCGTTACATCTGGACAGACGCGCAACAGCTTATCGCTGATGCACAGGAACCGGAGAGCTATATCACGTACGACGGACAGCCCATGAACTGGGAGCGCATTCCGCTCATCGCGTTCAAATACAATGCGAAGGAGATTCCTCTCATCTGCCGCGTCAAGTGCCTGCAGGATGCACTCAATACGCTGGTTAGCAATTTCGCCGACAATATGCAGGAGGACGTACGGCATACGATTCTTGTCATTGAGAACTACGACGGGGAGAATCTTGCGGACTTTCGGCGTAACCTCATCGCTTATGGTGCGGTCAAAGTGCGCACGGACAGCGATAGCGGGCGCGGCGGCGTGAAGACGCTGACCGTCGAGGTCAACGCGGCGAATTATGAGGCAATCGTCAAGATGCTGCGGCGCGCGATCATCGAGAACGGGCGCGGATTCGACGCTAAAGACGAGCGCATGAGCAATCAGCCGAATCAGATGAACATCCGCTCGATCTACAGCGACATCGACCTTGACGCTGACGGCATGGAACTCGAGTTTCAAGCGGCGCTACAACAGTTGATGTGGTTCGTGCGCGTATATCTCGGTATGCGTGGGCAGGACAGCGGAGACGTCGAGTTTATCTTCAACCGCGACACGCCTGTTAATGAATCCGAGGTCATTAACGACTGCCGCGCGTCGGTGGGTATCATCAGCAAGGAGACCATCGTCGCCAATCATCCGTGGACGAAGGACACTGCGGAGGAGATGAAACGACTGAAACAGGAGGAGCAGAAAGCGGGCATAGACGACTATGCAAATCCGGGCGGTGAATCGCATGACGAAGAATGAACAGTACTGGAATGACCGATTCGAGCGGCTGAAACGCCGCGAAATGGCGAAGGCTGACGCACTCACCGCGGGCACTGCCCGAATGTATCAAGAGACTCTTGAAAAGCTCCGCAAGGACGTCATTGATTGGTATGTGAGATATGCTGATGAAAACGGACTGAGCCTTGCCGATGCACAAAAGCAGCTCGACGCACGCGAGATGAAAGCCTTCAAGCTGAAACTCGAGCATTACGTCACGCTGGCGAAGAAAAAAGGGCTGCCGGAGCGGTATCAAAAGATGCTCGAACAAGCGTCGATCCGGGTGCGGCTTGACCGCAGTCAGCAGATTTATATTCAGACGGCGCATCACATTGAGATGTTGGCGAACCGGCAAAACATCGATTTGACTGATCTGCTTGCGAATGTCTACGGGGACAGCTACTATAGGACGGCATACGAGACACAGCAGATGAAAGGATTTTCACCCTTTCGGCAGATTGGGCAGGAGCAGATTGACGCTGCGATCTCAAAGCCGTGGGCGCCCGATGGCAAGGATTTTTCGAGCCGCATATGGGAGAACAAGAATCAACTGATTCAAAACCTCCATCTCGACCTCACGCGTGCGCTTATGACGGGCAGCGGCACAACGGCAATCGCCGAGGGTGTTGCAAAGCGTATGAACATGTCGTTCTTCAACGCGCGGCGCCTTATTGAGACCGAAACCGCCTATGTGCAGGAAAAAGCGGCGTTTGACTGCTATAAGGAGCTCGACGTCGAACAGTATCAGATTCTCGCAGTGCTCGACCGAAAGACAAGCCGCATCTGTCGAAAGCTTGACGGCAAAGTGTTTGCGGTCAAGGACGCAAAGCCTGGCGTAACCATGCCACCGTTTCATTGCCATTGCCGCACGACGACAGTGCCGTACCTCGAGGAACTCGAGGGATCGGATATCGAGACGACGCGCGCCGCACGAGACCCCGACACTGGCAAAACGGTGTTCGTGGAGGGTGACATGACATATGAGAAGTGGTATAATAAATATGTCAAGAAGCCTTCTTCGGAAACGGGTGGCGGAAGCGGCACTGTAAAGGCAGAAAAACAGGCTGTTCAAAACGAGCACTTAAAAAGCATTGTTGACAACCTGAAAGCTGATAATGTTGAATACTTAAAACCGATTGCGTATAGCGGTCCTATTGATGAGACAGCTGTTATTAAGGCGTTGGCCGGCGACGACAAAACGACTGGGTCATGCGTATCTTTAGGGTTGGCATATGTCGGACGGCTCAGCGGGCTTGACGTATTAGACTTTCGAGGCGGACGCAGTCAAGAGATTTTCTCGCAGAAAGCGACGCTAAAGAAGGTTATAAAATTCCCCGGCATCGACGCAATCGTTGAAACAGCAAGGTCAGAAATCACCGTCGGCAATAGACTCTTGAAGCGAGTGGAAGTTGGGAAGCAGTATTATTTCGTCTCCGGGCAACACGCTGCCATTGTGCGAAAAGCGGATAGCGGTGCTCTCCAATATCTTGAATTGCAATCAGACAAGCTGCAGGGCTGGCATACCTTCAACGGGAATCCGAGGTATACGCTATCAAAGCGATTTGGATGCCGGAACGGCAGGGGACGAGATGAGATGGGCTTTATGATTGACATTGAGGAGATGAAACGTTCTGAGGAAATAAAAGCCTTGCTGGGGTACATCAACACGGCGGCAGAAAATGAAATGAAAGGGGAAGGTGGAAGTGTCAAATAAGAAGTTTTACAAGAACAATCCGACCGATAAAATCTATTGGGTTGAGACGGACGCAGTAGGTCAGTGGCTCTTTACGTTCGACAAAAAGACCATTTTCAATATGTTTCAGGATTATCCCGATATGTTGACGCCCGAACAAAAAGAAATTTTTGACCGCGAAAATCCCTATTGGAAGGAGTTTTTCGCCAGTCGTGCAGGTTGATAACGATGTCTTGATCTAGGCTAAACCAAATAGCGAATAAGCACTTACGAATCATCGTGAGTGCTTTTCTTATGCCCTCCGTGCTTGACGGCAGGGCATCTATCTTCAAAGGAGGTCATATAATGACGAAGGAGGAACTCAAAGCTCTCGGGCTGACCGATGAGCAGGCGGCGAAGATTGCCGAGGACTACGAGAAAAATTACGTAGCGAAGGGCAAACTCGCCGAGAGAGACGAGGAGCTCAAGACCGCAAAGGAGGAAAGCAGAACGGTCAAGAGTGAGCTGGAGAAGCTCAAGAAGGATCACAAGGACAACGCCGAGCTCGTGAAGCGGCTTGAGGAAATGAAAGCTGCGGGTGAGGCGCGTGAAAAGGAGCATGCCGCAAAACTTGAACAGATGCAGTTTGACGCGCTGCTCGAGAAGACGCTCGTCGGCAGCAAGGCGAAGAACACCGCCGCAGTGAAAGCCCTGCTCGATACGTCCGTACTCAAGCGTGACGGCGAGACGATTAAGGGGCTCGACGACCAGATCAAGAAGATCAAGGAATCGGACGCATATCTTTTCGAGGAGGCGAATCCGACGCCGCAGATTGACGGCCTGAAGCCGGGGAGCAGCGCGGGGGCGCAGGATGAGAATTTGACGATTGCGCAGCAGTTTAAGCAGGCGCTAGAGATGTAAGGAGGCAAAAACAACATGGCAATCAATACGCTTGAAATGGCAAAAATCTTCCAGAAGGAGCTCGACGATCAAATGCTCGTCGGGGCGACGTCCGGCTGGATGGAAGCGAATGCAGGCAACGTGAAGTATACGGGCGGCGATACCGTACGCATGCCCGAGATTTCGACCACGGGCATGGCAAAGTATGACCGTGACAACGGCTTCAATCAGGGCGCTGTGACGCTGTCCTACCGTGATTACAAGCTCACGCAGGACAGAGGCCGCACGTTCCATCTTGACGCAATGGATGTGGATGAGAGCAACTTCATCGCTTCGGCGGGCAACGTCATGGGAGAGTTTCAGCGTCTACAGGTGATCCCCGAGGTGGACGCCTACCGATATTCGCGGATCGCGGCACTCGCAAAGGGCGCATCGCATGAGACGGCGAGCTTTACGCCGGACAAGGACAATATCCTTGACGCGCTGGATGCCGAGATCACGAAGATTCAGGACATCGTCGGCGACAGCGAGGGGCTTGTCATCATCATGTCGACGCCTGTTCGCACGGTGCTGAACGGTGCGAAGAACATCCAGCGTTATCTCGATGTGACGCAGTTTAAGGCAGGGGAAATCGATACGAAGGTGCGGACGTACAACGAGATTCCGATCATCCCCGTCCCCTCTGCACGAATGAAGACGGCTTATGTATTCAACGACGGCAAGACCGCAGGGCAGGAGAAGGGGGGCTTCAAGGCTGACACGGGGGCGAAGTCCATCAACTGGATCATCCTGCCGCGTCGTGTGCCTATCGCGATCTCCAAGACGGATAAGATGCGCATCTTTACGCCGGATGTCAACCAGAAGGCGGACGCGTGGAAGCTCGATTACCGCAAGTTCCACGACCTGTGGATTCCGAACAACAAGCTTGCGTCCGTTTGGGTTAATACCGGCGCATAAGAAGGAGGATATGACCTATGGAACGTTTTGTACGGTTGAATGAAGTCCAGTACGCGGACACCGAGGCACAGCGCGATACGCTGATTGCCTCGGGCTTTGTCCCTGCTCCGCTGCCCGAAGAATCTGCGGATAAGAAAGACGCAGACGATAAAGGCAAAGGCGAAGAAGAGCAAGTAAAGGCGGTGCGTGATGGGGCAGGAAAACGCAGCACTGCTGATTAAAAGCTGCACGGGCTACACGGTCACGGCAGAGGATGACGCGCTGCTGCAGTATCTCTATCAGAGCGAGCGGCAGCACATCTTGAACGTTTGCAACTGTGCGGATTTGCCCGTAGAGCTGGAGCTCGTACTCGATGAGACGGTTGCAGGGCGATTCCTGCAGCTGCGCAAGGCTGCTGTTTTGGGCGACGCCGCGCTTGATGTTGTGAAATCGATCCGAGAGGGTGACACAACGGTCGAGTTCGGCGGCAAAAGCGCCGAGCAGCGCCTTGACGCCATCATCGCTGTATGGACAAAGGAGCGTGATCTCTTATGCTTCCGCAAGCTGCGCTGGTAAAAGCAAGGGGCGCCGTTGAATGGATGTATGCCGACCGTGCAACGATTATCACGGAAGAAGATACCGTAGACCCTAAAACGGGCATAGTGGAGACGCATAAGGTTATCGCGTCTCCCGCGCCCTGTCGGCTGTCGTATAAGCGATTGGCGGCGGCAACGGGAGACGGCATCCCCGTGATTGCGCAGTCGGTGACGCTGTATCTCGCGCCGGAAATATCCGTTCCCGCCGGGGCGGATATCGACGTCGAGCACGGCGGGCGCATCCTGCATTTTAAGAGCGCGGGGGCTTCTGCGATTTATACGTCACATCAAGAAGTGCCGCTTGAGATTCGAGGTGTGCACGGTGGGTAAAGGCGTAGAGATTGATTTCAGCGGATTTGATGAGCTTAACGAACGGCTCGCGAAGCTGCGTGACGTACAGTCGATGCGCGCTGTGAAAAAACGGACATTGCTGCGTTTGGGGCAGGTGTATTTGCGGGAAGCAAAACGCAATACTCCGGTCGGCGTGTTTCAGGAGGTGGAGCGCAACGGAAAAATTTACCGTACAGAATCCGAGCATATGCGGCGGTCATGGTCGGCTGGTCGTGTGCAGTTCGAGGGCGCTGTCGGCAAGGTCGATGTGTTCAACTCCGCGTCGTATGCGTCCTACGTCAACGACGGACACCGGCAGACACCGGGGCGCTATGTTCCTATTCTCGGCAAACGCCTCGTTAAAGGCTTTGTCGATGGGTTGAACATGGCAGAAAAGGCGGCTGATGCGACGGAGAAAAGCGCGAAAACGGTTATGGAGAAGGTAGTCAAAAAGCATTTGGAGCAGTGGAGCAATGACACACATTAACCGCATCATCGAAGGACTTGGGGCAAAGCTTCACGCACTGACGGGCTATCCCGTCTATGTGGATTTCAAGAAGAACAATGTGCAGTTCCCGTGCTTCCGTCTCAAACTGCTTGAGCAGAGCTCCGCGCATGTGCTGGGCGACCGGTACATGCAGGAGCACCGCTTTGATATTTGGTTCATCCTCAATGATGCGGACGAGGTGACGGACAGCCGAAAAGAGATTCACGAGATGGCGGAAGCGCTCTTTATGGCGCTTGAGTACATCACGCTTGAGGACGGAACACAGGTGCGCGGGGAGGAGATGAGTTATCGCGTTACGGACGGGATTCTTCACTTCTTCGTCGCGTACAACGTGTTCGTTTTGAAGGAGCGTCCGCACGTAGAGAAGATGCAGACGTTAAACGCAAAAGGAGGCGTAAAACATGGCGGATGAGAAGACGGCAGCAGAGCCGCAGCAGGAAGCCGCATTCGACGGTGAGACCATCGTCAAATCGGCAAAGTACAAGCGTTATGCGGATATTTTGACCTGTCTCTTGGATGAGGAGCAGTTCTATACGCATGCGCAGATTGACGAGATGCTCAAGAAAGCGCTCAGTCAGCCCGTAGCGCAGGACATCAACGAATAAGGAGGCAACTATGGCATTAGGCGGCGGTACGTGGCTGTTTCAGAACAAGAAACTGCCGGGAACGTACATCAATTTTATCAGTAAAGACAGGGCGATGACCGACATCGCCGACCGCGGATATGGGACAATGCCCCTCGTCCTTGACTGGGGCGTCGGTGGCGCGGTATTCCGTGTTGAGGCGGAGGAGTTTCAAAAGAACTGTCAGGCGATCTTTGGCTACGACTACGGCCACGAGAAGATGCGCCCGCTGCGGGAGCTCTTTTTGAACCTCAAGACGGGCTATTTCTATCGTCTCAACGGAGACGGGGCGAAAGCCTCGAACACGCTTGCCACGGCGAAGTATGCGGGCGTGCGCGGTAACGACATCACAATCAGCGTACAGAGCGACCCGGATAACACCGGCAAATTCATCGTCTACACCTACCTCACGACGGACGGCGTTATGAAGACCGTCGACAAGCAGGGCGCCGTAGCGACTGCCGCAGACCTTGAGGATAACGATTATGTCGTATTCAAAAAGGACGCGACGCTCGCCGTTACGGCGGGGCTGCCGCCCAAGGAAGGCACCACACGCCCCGCGGTGGCGGTGGGGGCCCAC